CTACTGGTGTGTCAAAGAAATAGTGATCTTACGTTTAACGTTATGTGTGACGTAGACTACACTAGAGTTGTGAATGGTTGCTACGTAACTTCAAGCATGGGTCAAGATGATATGCTTAAGTTTTTCTATGGATTTGGAGACGGGAAAGAAAACAACGAAGTAAATCCTAACCTAGGGCCCGGTGGTATCTCGTTCAGGGAGGTGAAGGAATGGATTCCTCCTATCTGGGCATCTGGCGCTAATTTTTCTCGTATGAGATTTAAGATCGGACCTGTGATAAGCGGCTGGAAATATGGGATCTATAATGGATTACCTTCTTACTCGACGATGGTCTTTCGGCGCGACAGGTATGGTAATTTTAGGGACATGCTAGAACAAAGATTAGACACAAAGTATTTCTTGCTGGGTGAAATAGATGACACAATTGGATCATCTCCAGTAAAGGTTTTGTTTGTGAAACAACCAGAAACAACCTCCAGTATTGATAGCATTTACAACGTTCAAAATCTCAACAACTCCGACTGGCCGTTGTTTCTTAGTGCATCTCCTGCCTCAACAGATTCAAGTAATCTCAGTTTTGAGGCGACTTCTTCACTTCCTTATTTTGATGGTTTAAGTAAAAATAGATGACACTTCAATAAGTTGAAGTTGTGTTTGTTCGCGAAAGTGACGATGCTCACTTTCGCTCGCATCTTCAATCTCGTTCTCACGCTTTTCAGTATTTTCATCGTCATTCATGTTTATGATGATCAACATAACTTGCCTCCTAATACCTTAATTACAAATTTAAATTTGTTAGTTGTACAATTACGATCTTGCACATGCATAAGTTCCACAATACTTATGTGGAGAGGATCGCATGCCAAGCTTTGTACAGACGATACAACCTACACCGTTCGGCTTCTTTGATTCTGATTCTCAGTTTCAGGTTGAGGCTGATTCCATGGTTACATTCGTAAAGCGTAAGTTGGGTGACGACGTACTGTCGGTGGAGTTGACGCGTAAAGAGATATGGGCGTGTTTCGAGGAGTCTTGCTGTGAGTACTCACGTAAAATTCACGAGATGAAGATTCAATCTGAACTTGCCAATGTACTTGGAATGCCCACTGCAAGCAACGACTTGACTAATCGGTACCCGCATCAAACGTTGGAGTTCCTGATGCGTCAGGCGTCACCTTATTCTACGTATGCAGGTGTAGGAGGGGTATACAATTCTACCTTGGGTTACGTTGACCTAGTATCGGGAAAACAGGATTACAACATCTATACCGAGCTGAAGGACTCAGTGTCAGGAAGTCTGGTGTATCAAAACATGACGACAAAAAGCCAGCTTCGAGTGCTTGAAGTATTTCACTTCGAACCGCTTGCTGCACAACACTTCCTGTTGAATGCGTCAAACATCACAAACTTCCTTGCCACGAACTTTAACTATGAGTCGTACGTCAACTCCACGGTGTTTTACGTGTTGCCGATCTTCGAGGATGTCCTGAGAAGAGGCATGCTTGAGGCCGCCTTTAGAGTGAGGCGTTCAAACTATTCTTATGAAATCATGGGCAGCAATCTAAGGATCTATCCTATTCCAACGACCGACCTGCAGACAGGTAGGTTGTACATGAAAGTACAGGGTGCGTTAGACCCCCTCAATGCAACCGCACTGCAAGGCCAAGACCAGACCATCTACGGAGTGTCAGGACCACAAAACGTCCCGTTAGGGAATATACCGTTTACCTCAATTACACAACCCGGCAGACAATGGATCAGGCAGTACACGTTGGCGCTTTGCAAAGAACTGCTGGGCCTCATCCGATCCAAGTTTTCTAGCATCCCCATACCTAACGCTGATCTTACCTTGAACGGTGAAAGCCTCATTTCTTCAGCGAAGGAAGAGAAGGACAAACTACAGACGCAGCTGAAAGAATTCCTTGACAACCTAACAAATGCCAAGTTGATGGAGCAGCAGGCCTTGCTGGCTGAAAACATGCAGAAACAACTCAAGTACGTGCCGATGCCACTGGGCAAAAGCATTGTGGTGGGGTGACGGATGGCGAGGCTTTTCATAACCCCAAGGGAACTCAATTTCATCTCTGACATCACCAAGGAGATCATCAAGGACGTAATTGGGCAGAAAATTTACTATTATCCAATGTCTGAGATCAAGACAAAAACTCATGGAGTCTATAACGAGGCAACGCAAAAAGTTTTCGATAACCCCATCGAGATAGACGCCTTAGTCGACAGCAGTTTTCAGACAGAAACAAAGATAAACCAATTTGGTGTAGATGCACAATACAAATTGGAGGTCTTCATGCAACACCGCGACCTTGTAGAAAAAGGTATAACTCCTGCAATTGGAGATTATTATTCATTTTCTTTCATATTTTATGAGGTCACCGAATTAAATTTCATGCGTAACATTTACGGCATGCCTGAACACATTGATGGCGTCAAATTGACCGGTACAAAAGTGAGACAGAGTCAGTTTAATACGAACATCATCGGACCCACTGGTCTTAGTTTTACTGACACTGATGCAATTCAAGATACGTTTGTACAGCAAAGAGGAATTGCCGAGAACAAATTGGGCGAGACTCATGACGTCAGAGATCTCGTCAGAAATGGTGTATTGGACGCCCCGTTGACCGGTCCGAGAGAAGTGTCTCCGACGGGTGATAAGACCGGTTCTGGTGCAGCATTTTATGACGAGGATTGACGGATGCCAAACAGATTCAATGCAAAAGCAAATATTACACAGGGACAACAGCCCCTACCTACGGGTTATCCGGGATCAGGACCAGTGTCAGATTTTGTCATTCCGTCCGTGGGAATAGAGGACGTTGACGTAGCTATTTTCAATCTCTTTGATAAGGAACTACCGATTCAGGTCTCAGGAGAAGGTCACGAAAACTCGAAAAAAGTCCCAGTCGTCTTTGCAGGCGGTGAAAAGTGGGCAATGCTAAAGAGAAACAAGCCTCTTCGTGACAAGTCAAATACGTTGATTCTTCCGATCATAACCATTGGAAGAACCGGACTTTCCCAGACGGCCTCAGAGGATCTCGTAGGTCGAGGAATAAATCAGAAGACGGGTGAGATTATCATCAAGAGACGTCTTGATAAATCTGACAGGGTTTACCAAAACTTAATAAACAGGACACCCCTGAAGAACCAGTCTAATCTTGCCGTGAACCCTATCGATGCAATCAACAACCAATTGTCTACGACTTCCGCGGTCGGAGACATGTCTGAGATACAGACGGTCAAGTCAGGAGGGTACCTCTCGGGAAAGAGGGACACAAAAAACGTATACGAGACAATTGTTGTTCCATCACCACAATTCATCACGGCCACTTACGAAGTCATAGTGTGGACGCAATACACACATCATATGAATCAAGTGCTTGAAACAATCATGTCTTCTTTTTTACCACAGGTTCAAGGCTGGCGTATTGACACTGCCTCCGGTTATTGGTTTGTGGCTCAAATGGAAGATGGATCACTTGCTCCTGAGACAAACTTTGATGACATGTCGCAAGGAGAGCGGTTGATTAAACACAAATTTAACATCAAAGTTCCGGCCTACATCTTGGCGTCTTCTGCGCCGGGTGTGCCTATTGCTGTGAAGAAGTACGTTAGTGCGGCAAACGTCACATTTGACGTAGGCACCTCAGGAAATGATTCCTCTGCGATACTTAATTCTCAATCTGAGAACCTGGTATCAGATCCATTCCTTGGTTCTGACGATCCTACGCTGCCGCTCGGAAATTCACCAGCCCTCAGCAGAAGGGATGACCAAAGATCTCGTGAGATGAGACACGCGTTCGAACCCGGTGACATCTCCCGTGGGGATAAAGCGTTGGGTTCATTTTCTCGTGGGACAAATCCGGCAAAATATCAAAAGATAACGTCTGTCGACCCGTCTGGAAAAGAATCCACTAGATACGTCAGGATAATAAACAAGAACAAGTTCACCGGAGAGACGACTTATGCACCAGGGTTTGACATCACGAGTCTTACCATAACCTCGATAGAATAATAAAATCCCATTTTTAATTTTTTGCACTTTTTATTTGATACTTATCATTGCGGTTATACATTGCAAGGAGAGCTGTAGATGCCCGAGCAAACATTCAGATCACCAAATTTTTTTGAACGCGAGATTGACCTTTCAGCCCCGACGCCATCGGCTCCGTCAGGTGTTCCGGGGGGCGTGATTGGAACCTCCAACAAAGGTCCCGCGTTCGTACCAGTTACTGTGGGTAATTTTGGAGAATTCGTGCAGAGGTTTGGAAACCTTGACGTAACAAAATACGGACCGTATGCCGTCAATGAGTTTCTGAAAAACAAATCTGCATTAACATACATGAGGGTTCTTGGCGCAGGATCTAACGACAGCATAGCCGACGTTACAGACACCGAGGCCACAGGTCGTGTGAAAAATGCAGGTATGCGACTCTACGGAACGGATGCACCTAATGATGCAACACGTCATTCCGGTGTTGTTCAGTTTCTTGTTGCTCAGCATGAAATCGTAGATGCAAATGAGAACCTCATTCCGATGCTATCGAATAACG